TCAGCCGTGAAATTGTTTGTATTCGCGCATTGCAGCGGTTCGACGGTCATCCAAATAGGACGCTAGATCGTTGATGTGGACGCCTTTTGCGGCCTTCTGGCTTTCTTCAATCCGTACAAGTGGGATTTTAATATCGCCGCAAGTTACCTTGCGGACGAATTTTTCGGGCGTTAGGTGAGGGAAGTAATCACGGCAAAGATCATCGACGGGAATGATTGCTTTGCCGCTGTATTGAGCCATTAGAAGGAAAGCGGTGTTCATTTCAGCACCTCGGAAGGCTTAAGAAAACAGATCCAATGAGTGTTGGCCTGCTTGCCGGAAACGTGACCGACAACTGGCGGCACATCCGTGAGGGCGAGGATTTCCCGCACCTTGATCTGCGTTTCGTTCCATTTGAAAATCAGTGTGCCGTGTGGTTTCAGGACGCGGAAAGCCTCGGCAAATCCCTCACGCAGATCATCGCGCCATGTCTCGCGGTTCAATGCACCATATTTTGCGCGCAACCAGCTTCTCTCACCGGCATTGACCAGATGCGGCGGATCAAAGACGGCAAGGCTGAATGTCTCGTCGTCAAACGGCAGGTTGCGGAAGTCGATAATGCGGTCTGGTGAAATGATCAGCTCGCGGCCGTCGCAAAGGACGTGACTTTCTTCACGAATATCGCCGAAGACAGCCCGGTTATCCTTCTTGTCGAACCAGAACATGCGAGATCCGCAGCACATGTCGAGAATAGGCTTCATGTGTATGCCCTCACGCTGGATATTTTCAAAAACTCACGGAACGGAATGTCGCCCGCGTCCGAAACCTCTAGAAAGACATTGTACCGGGCAGCGGCGCGCGACTTGGCTACTACAATCTTCGACCATTCCCAGTACGACACGACGAAAACCTTATTGTCTGGCAACCGTTTCAGATGATCGGCGAGAGCATGACGGCCAAGGTCTGTGACGGCGAAGAACGCCATGTCGCCGTTCTGTCCGCTTTTCCGCCAGTTCGGGGATCTGGAAAACTTATTCGCTAAGTCGGTGTCCACGTCCGTTGCGAAGTGGTTCCGGGACGTTTCCTTGAGCGGGAATGTCGGACGGCCCAAGGCATGGTCTATATGGTCGATCGCTTTGTCTTTGAGGTATCGATTGACGGTAGGATTATCAATGATGATCATGCCGCGACCTCAAGCTTGCCGTAGATCGTATGGGGCCCGGCGTTGTGCCATTCGACCGTCACTTTCATGGCCGTCACCTCAGGTCACTTGAAGTTCTTGCAGCATGCGCATCACGAACGGTTCGAGATCGGAGGCGGACATATAAACGACCTCGCGCGTCGATCCTCCACAGCCATCAGACACTTCAGCTGTGACGGTCTCGCTGCGTAACGCGTATTCGATTGCATAACGGATTTCGGTTTCGGTAGGCTTTGCTTTGGTCGTCATGGTTTCCGCGCTCCTATCAACGCATTGGCATGATGATGAACAGGGGAGGGTCGCCCGCTTCGGGATATTGAACGGGTGAAATCAGACATGGGCTGTTCGACGCTTCGAGCGCGAACCGTACTTCCTCAGAACCAATCGCACTGAGGACGTTGGTGCAGTATTTGTAGCTAAGGCCGATACTGATCTCTTCCGGATGGCTTTCGGAGAGCGAAACTGCATCCTCCATATTTCCAGCTAATGGATTTTCAATTTCCAGCCGCACATCATCCGCGCCGAATGCGAATTTGATCGCGTCGGATTTCTCACCAACGACCAGACTGACGCGGCCCACGGCTTCAAGCAGCGCTTCACGGTCTACGTGATAGTGCCTGTCGTTGCGGGTTGGGATGATGCGTTGGTAATCTGGATAAGTGCCGTCGACGAGTTTTGAAGTGACAGTCACGCCGTCCTGAAACGCGAAGCGTATCTTTCGATCCGATAGGCTGATGACAGTATCGCCACCCGCTTTCGTGCAGTGTGAAAGAAGATTGAGAATGCCACGTGGAATAATAACTCCCGGCATGCCGTCGCAGCCATCGGGAGCCTGGATTTTCAAATAGGCGAACTGATGTCCATCCGTCGCGACAAAGTTCAGCTTACCTTCATTCCCGTGCATAAATATGCCGTTGAGATAGTATCGCGACTCTTCGGTTGAAACCGCGAACCCAACATTTGAAAGTGCTCGCGATAAGTCATTTGCGGGCAAGTTAAACGAGTGCGGAAAGTTGTTGCCCGGTATCTCCGGGAAATCAGAAGCTGGTAGAACCGGAACTTGAAGCTTCGAGCGACCGGCTCTGATGTTAATAACAGCGTCATCGCCTTCAAACTCAATCTCGCAGCCGTCCGGTAGTTTGCTGACTGCGCTGTGCAGCAGGCCGGAAGAAACCGTAAATGCCGGAAAGTCCGAAATGCCACCCTGCACGGCACGCGCCTTAACTTCCACGTCAAGGTTTGTGCCTGACACTGTCAGATGGCCGTTTTCGCACTGAATCAGTACATTGCCCAGAATTGGGACTGTTGGCTTCTTTTCCACGGCGCGGTTAGCCACAGCAAGAGCCGGAAGGAGGGCGCGTCGCTCTATCGCGAAGTGTATGATTGCTGGCATGAGACTCCCTCTCGCGGGCTAGTTGAAATGCTTGGATTAATCGCTCTGCCGCTATGCGCGGGATCGCCTCGCGCCTTTCCGGCGCGGCAGTATGTGTAATCAGGTCTGCTGTCGCCCGTAGAAGCCCATCAATGAGTGCGTCTAAGGTTTCGTTTGGGGGAAATCCGATTGTCCGTACTTCTCGCCATTGCTCTTGAAATGTGTCGAGCACTGCTTGTCGGGTGTCATCCGCAATCAATTGCAGGGTTGCTGGATTTGGCCCGCCTGCGGACAATTGGTGCGATCAGCCGAAAATGCTTACGGCCAAGATCGCCGCACATACGCTGCCTGCAATCAGCGTGGCAATCGCGACCATATGATCGAGCTGGCGTGCGTGCGATTTGTAAGCGGTAGGAAGATGAAATCCGCCATCAACCTCAGTTTGGAAACGGATTTCGTTATACATGGCTGGCAACCTGACGAACCGATAGGCGGCGTGCAAGCGCAGCTGCGCGAGCACCGAAACGGTCAACCACATCAACGGAAAAGCCGTGATGTCCAAGTGTTTCAGGGGAAACGTTGTCGCCAGAAAATGCCAGCACGCGCATTGCGTCGGCCATTTTGACAATGACATTGTCGCGGCAAGTTGGGGCAGGCTTTGAAATTGCTTTTGGCTGAACTTTAATCATGGCGATCTCCATTGCTGTTAAGCCCAAGGAGGAGAGATCGCGCCGTTACTCACTACTCAACCGGCACGATCTGCTCCGTGGGGGCGAGTAATGGTATAATGGGGACAAATGTCCCCTGTCAACATGAAAAAGGAAATTTGTCCCTAAACGCCGAACAGTTCATTCATGTCCAGCACTTTGTGAACACTTACAATGTCATCTAGCGAGTAGGTGAGGGACATCTCAGGGTTAAGCTTCCCTATGACTAACTGCGTAGCGGTGCGCTTTACGAGGTGCCCAATCATGGCATCGTAAGTAAGGCGTCCATTGTTCTTAATCTGGATAACAATGCTATCGCCAACGCGGGCAGGTTTATGCGGATTAATGAACCGAAGATCGCCATGTTTGTGTTCTGGGTACATCGAAGACCCTTCCACAAAAATTGAATAAATGTCGCGCGAGTTCATAAGAGCCGGGGGTCGTCTAACATAGTCAATAACACCGTCAACCAATTGAAAGGCTCCTTCCATGGACCCCGCAGCGGTTCCAAGTACGGGAACATCATTTGGCATTACTTGCCTTGACGGTGGGTTAACGTTTGCGGTTTTCACGTCATTGTTAGTGAGGTCGCTACTAACCCTTTCCACTGCCGAATCGCCCGTGGATATGAGTTGCGCAATATCAACTTCCAGCGCCTTTGCGAGCGCTTCGAGCGTATTGCCGCGTGGTGATGCGGATGGGCGCTCAAACAATTTGCGCAAATAAGTCTTATCCAATCCAGCTTTTCGACTGGCTTGTTCTGGTGTCAGATCAAGAGCTTCAAGGCGCTCTCGAATGCGCTGTTGAATAGTGTTTTCCATACGGGGATTATCGTCCTCAACGATTTGTCCGTAAGGGGGACAATTATCCGTTGACAATGGGGAAATATGTCCCCTATGTTCCGCATTGTTAGCGGAATGAGGAATGTTGGCGGTGTCATCAGTGAAAAGCAGGCTCATCGAAGATCTCATCTCAGAAGCTGATCGCTATTGCGAATTGGCGGGGGTGTCACGTTCGTCTGTTTCTAAGACACTGTTTGGTCGCGGCGGACATATCGACGATTTGATCGCCGGTAAGCGCGATCTATCAACAGGCATCTTCGAGCGTGCGATGGGGTGGCTGAAAGAACGGTCTGTCGCTGCTCCTGCTAATGACTGCGTTTCGCCTGCTGACCTCCCCAGTGGCGAAGCTGGGGCGCGCTGTAATAATGCTGGGCAGCGCGCCCCGACCGCAAATTCCGATTTGGTGGCAGCGCCATGAAATCATCATTCGTGTCCTTTCATAAGCGTTGGACCTGTGGTCCGCCTCGTTTCGAGTAGATGGTCAAGCTTTAACGGCGCGGCCTGAGAGTTTCACCGAATCCTTTGACGACTTTTTTTCCTTGAAATTTTCAGGGGGGTGTTTCGTGCGCACTATTTCCGAGCAAGAACAGCGTTCGCTTAAGTCTGCAACCGATGGCGCTTATGCGTTGGCGGGTGGCATTAGCTGCATTCTGCCATTTACCCGCGTCGGTACTTCGACGCTTTCCAAGTATGCATCATTCAATGATGAGCATCACGACAGTTTCATGCCGATTGATGTTGCTATCGAGGTTGATCGCAAAGCGAAATCACCGACGATCATTAAGCAAGCTGCGGAACTGCTTGGTTATGAACTGGTTGCTGCCAATGCTGTGATTGACGGTGATCACGCGCCGCTGACGGCAATGGATGCGCACCGCGTTATGTCTGAAACGATGGACGTTTCGCAGGCTGTTCTTGCAGCTCTGGCAGATGGTCGCATCGATGCTGGTGAACGCAAGATCATCGCCAAGGAAGCGCGCGAGGCAATGCGGGCGCTTCAAGACCTGCTGCGCAAGGTAGGGGCATAGCGATGGCTTCCGTCTCAAGCCTTGTTGATCAATGGATCGCTGACAACGGCGCTCCCCGGCGGTTCGAACCGGAAGTAAGCGGGAGCTTTGAATACTTCAACTGCTATCTGCATCGCTTTGGTATCCGCCTGCGCATGCAGGGCTGGCGCTGTCAATACTCGCAAAACGGTGGTCAATGGCGTCCCATTCCTCGCCGCCGGGTGCGGAAACTGGTTGACGAGTTGCGCAAGCTTGAAGGATTGGAACCCCTCCGGGCGGTGCGGCAATGATCAAGCGCCTGCTTAAGCACGATTTTCTTATCCCCGTCATCGTCGCTGTCCTAATCAATCTGATAGCGGCTTCTCCTTTTTTTATAGCCATTTATTTGGCGGAAGGGCGCTGACATGGATGCACCTGTCCATATCAAGATTGCCGATATCGATGTTCGCGACCGCTTGCGCGAGGTCGATGCATCCAAGGTTGAAGCACTCAAGCAATCCTTTGCCGAACTGGGTATGCGCACGCCGATCACGGTTCGGGTCGGTGAGGACGGTTTACCGTTTGTACTATCAGCGGGTGCCCACCGTCTGGAAGCTGCCCGGCAGATGGGCTGGCTGGAAGTTCCCGGCTTCATTCGTGATGAAAGCAAGCTTGATTCCGAGTTGTGGGAAATCGATGAAAATCTAGCACGTTCGGAATTGACGGCTGCTGATCGTGCCGTCTTCACCTTTCGGCGCAAAGAACTTTACCTGCTCAAATATCCGGAAACACAACATGGCGGCGACCGGAAATCAAGCCGCCAACTTGGCGACTTGATCGAACGACAAGAGCGCCGCAGTTTTGTCGCTGCGACGGCGGAACTGACGGGCAAAACCGAGCGGTCTATCCAGCGCGACGCCGAACGCGGTGAGAAGATTTGCGAAGCGGCACTGCGCCTGCTGCGGGGAACGCGTCTCGACAATGGCGTGACACTGGATCGGCTCAAAAAGCTTCCGAACGATTTGGCACAGATCGCCTACATCGAGGGCGCGCTTGCGGATGAAAAGCGTATTCGGGGCGAAAGCAAGGAAATCCGCACGCACCAACAAAAGGTCAAGCATGCTGTTCGCCTGACAAATATGGCGATGATCGCCGATTTGGGAAAAGCAACTGCGCCTGCGAAGTTGGATCGTATCTATTCGGTTTATTATGCAGATCCAGCATGGAAATTCCGGGTTCACTCGGAGGTGACGGGCGGCGAGAAGAGCGCCGATAATCATTATCCGACCATGACTACGGACGACATCGTGACGGAAATGGTCGAGCTGATAGGCGGCAAAAATCCTGCTGTATTGTTTCTATGGGCTACTAATCCGATGCTTCCTGATGCCCTGCACGTGATGGAAGCATGCGGCTTCAAATACGTTCATCACTGGATTTGGGACAAAGTTGACATTGGCAATGGTTACTGGGGGCGCGATCAGCACGAATTGTTGTTGATTGGTCGCCGGGGCGATATTGCGTGCCCGTTGCCGGAAATGTTGCCCCCGACCGTTCATCGCGAGAAAAAGGGCAAGCACTCTGCAAAGCCTGCTTATTTCGCGGAACAGATCGAGAAATTTTATCCCGAAGTTGCGAAACTCGAGCTTAACGCTCGCGGCCCGCGAAAGGGCTGGGATGTATGGGGGCATGAGGCGAATGGGCGGGTTGTGCCATGACCGACACGATGCTCCCCATTCTTCGCGCAATGAACGATGCCGGGACCGACGCAGAGCGCGCCGTTGTGCTGCTGACGTGTCCGATTTCAATCATGTTGAAGTATCGGCAGGTGCTGGAAAGCGCCTGCGCTCGACACAAGTTCGATGCTGGTAGCGAGTATCTCGTTTGCTTTTATGCTGCCATGCATCAGACGCGTTTTCGTGGAAACGTTCGCGGTGCTGCATTGAAGCATGCCGAAGGACGACTGCTGCTATTATCCGAGCAGGTGCCGTCATGAGTGCTGACGCTTCTGATCTGCGCCGCATACGCGCGAAACTGGCGGCGCTGGAAGGCGCTGACTGGCAGCTGTGCTGCGAGGGTGATGTTTCGTTCGTTGAGGCGAAGACGCGACATGGCGAGCTTAATAAGGTCGCCACGTTCCATCCCGGCGCGACATTTGACGAGATTGATTTCATCGTAAGTGCGCCGCGCATGGTGACAACTATGCTCGAATTGGTTGATCGGGCAATTGTTGCGATGCGACAGCGTGGGCCAAAGCAAGGCGGACAGCGCCAGTTGCAGAACTATGCAGCTGAGGCTGCAATGAAGTGCGACGACGACGCGTTCAAGGCTTTTCTTGAGCAACGGCACGGCCTTGAGTGGCCTTTAACAAAGGAACGGGCAGCGGAAAAGCTGCGCACGATCCTGAAAATACAATCCAGAAAAGAACTGAACGAAAACAGCGCTGCGGCTGATCGCTGGCGGGATCTGCGCGCTGCTTTCGAAGCATGGCTAAGGGTGGGACAATGAGTATTGCCGTCATGTCACGGATATTCAAAAAACAGTTAGGCTCATCAAGCCGGAAGATGCTTGCGGTTCGTCTGGCTGACTTTGCGGACGACAACGGGCGCGGCATTTGGCCGTCTGTAGGCAAATTGGCGCGTGAAACCGACATGTCGGAACGCACAGTGCAGCGTTTGTTGCGCGATTTTGTGGATGAAAATCTGCTTATTGTTGTCTCTACAGCAAGCGGGCGTCCGGGTGAAACGACCCGATACAACTTCAACATGAAGGTGCTTTACGGTCTGCCGGACACTGATATTGCTGTCGACGGGTGTCATGGTGTCACCGGTGACACGGTGTCACCCGTGACAACGGCGGCTGAGACGGGTGACATTGACGACGCCGACGGGTGTCATGGTGTCACCCGAACCGTCATAGAACCATCAGATAAACCATCATCTGAGAGAGAGCGCGAGAGCGATCAGGAAAGCAGGGAAAACCGGAAGGCCATCGAGCGTGCATTCAAAAAGGCTTTCCACGTTTGGCCGACTGCGGTCACGGACAGCGAGCCTGACGCGTTACGGGTCTGGAATACGCTCTCGCCGGAAGATCGCTTGGCGGCTTCGGATGGTGCGGCTCGTTACGTCGAGGCCGCAAAGGCCATTGGCCGCAAGGTTGTATGCTCCTATGCGGTCTATCTTCGAGAAAAGCGTTGGGAAAAGCTGCCAGCGAAAGCGCCGGTCGAACAATCGGGTTCGGTGCCAGCGCCGCAACTTGGCAAGATTTGGGGCGCACGCGTCTATGAGCTTTTGCTGAATGGTCCAACGCAGGCTGTCTCACTGAATGCATTCGAGCGGGACCTCGCAGATAGCGGACGCTTTACGGCTGAGGCCCTTCTTCGCGAAAAGCAGGCACGGCAAGGTTTCCCGGCTGTGAATGAATTGTTCGAACGAGCTGCAAACCGTCGCGGTGCGCTTGTTCCTGCACGATTGCAGGCAATCAAGGACTTGCTTGTTCAGGTTCGTATTGGTGGTGACGAATGGACCTCTTGGGAAGCTTTTCACCTTGAGCGCGGTTGGCCTTGGTTGCCTGATACGGGCAATGCCGAATGGGCTTATTTCCCGGCAGGTGGGCCGGAAGGTTTGAACGGGTTCGAGATTGCTTTGAGGGGATTGGGTGAAAATGATGGCAATTGATCAACGTCATATTGATATCGCATTAGCATCTGCTCTCAGTGAGGCACATTGCCGGGCGATTGATAAGGTGATCACAGAGCGTCGTCGTATCGCTCGTTTGAGGCTGCATGCAGCGAATCGCATGAGTGATGATTCTCCTTGGATGGTGTTGCAGGTGGTATCGAGCAGAGAATTAGCCGTGCGTGATGCTCTTCTTAGTGAGAATATTGAGGTGCTTGTCCCCATGAAAATGGGGCCGAAAATTCGCAGGCAGCACCGTGAACTGCCTCCGAGAATGCAGCCTGTAATGAACGGGTATGTACTGGTTCGCTGTGCAGTTACCAATGAATGCATTGCCGGCTTGTTGAGTTTTGATGGGGTGGTTTCGGTTCTCGGTGGCTATGAAACTCCGTTTCTGGTGAGCGCGGAAAAGGTTATTCTTTTCAAGGTGAAAGCCGAAGGCGGTGAGTATGATTATGAACATTTTCACCGCAAATTCATTGGCGTTAAATGGGCGCGTGTGTCCGATGGTCCGTTCGCTGGATGCCGTGCTGAATTGGTTTCAGGCGGCTCTAAGGGCAATGGTCTGGTCGTGGTAGAGGTGTCCATCATGGGCAGGTCAGTTGCTATGACAGTACCTATTGCAATTCTCGAACCGTTGTGAGCTTAATCCGCTCACGGGATGATCCGGTATGAATAGTGAGCCTCGATACACGGTAAAACGTGGGGACTAGTTCCTGAGGTGGTCGCGCTCGGACCCCGCCTTGACCGTCTCAAACAAGAGACACCGATTCAGGGCCAGTGCGTAAGCTATGTCTGAAATTCACCAATCACTTTGAGCGCCCTTCGAGGCGCTCTTTCTATGTGAGGTTAGTTTGGCTTCAAAGCCCAGAACCTTCAGGCCTGCTCACCTCGGCACAGTCAAGCAAGAGCGAGCAGCTTATGAGGTTAGACGCGGCAGCGCTCGTGATCGTGGCTATACGTCCCGATGGGACAAGGCGGCGGTCACATATAAGCGCGACAATCCGCTCTGCATTGGATGCGAGGCTGTTGATCGCGTCGAGGTTGCCAAGGTCGTTGATCACATCATCCCACATAAGGGCGACCAGTCGCTGTTCTGGGATAAGGCCAATTGGCAGGCATGCTGCGCCATGCACCACGATATCGTCAAACAGTACCTTGAACGTCAGTTCGAACAAGGCCTCTTGAGTGCAGGCGACCTCAGGTTGACCAGCTCCATCGCGAAGGCTGCGACCCTGAGGTTGATGCCAAGGTAGGGGGGCGGTCGAAAGTTCGGGGGCCGGAGGGCCGGGACCGGTGGGTGATAGCTAAAAACCCGGCGCGATATTTTCGGCGATAACTTTTTTTTCTGCACCTTCGGGGTGCCAAACAGGCGGTTCGAAGTATGGGACGGCGTAAAGACGATCCACAATTGCAACAGGCCAAGGGTTTTCCCGGTCGGCGCAAGCGTAAAGTAGAGCAGGAGCTGGAAGCCATCGCGGTTGCAGCGGAGAAATCCGGCACCGATGTTGATCCGTTTCCGGTTCCTGCTGAGTTCGCCAAAGCGCCTGCATACTGGTCTTATGCAATACGGCTCTGGAAAGAGCTTTCCGACATCATGTTCAAACAAGGGCGCAGGCGTCCAGCTTATCGTGGTGCGCTCGCTCGTTACTGCTGGTGGATGCAGCAATTCTTTAGCTGCGCAGAGCAGCTGCGCAAGGATCTGCCGAAGGGCGGCGTAACCATCATGGTTAAAAAGGGTGACGGGGAATACGTACCTCGCACCCATCCCAATATCGATTTTATAGCCAAGGCGGAAACAGCACTTCGCCTTTTAGATGCCGAGTTCGGTTTCACGCCAATGCGCGATCAGGATCTTATCCGGACCGAGTCCTTCAATGCTGGTCAGGGTCGATTGCCGCTTGGCGGCACGCATCCGCAATCGGGCGTGCAGCGTCCGGCATCTGATGACGATTCTGACGCCGATCCGATGGGGTTGATGAATGGGGCAGACAGCCCACCACCGGGAGCGAGACCAAACTGACGGCTGGGCCGCTTACAATCTGCCATCGTGGTTGGCAGATGTTGCGACAGATCCAGCTTATGAATGGGCGCTTTCAGGTTGGAAACGGGCTGCCAGCGTTCCGGGTGCTTGGTTCGATCACGGCAAAGCCGACAAAGTTGTCGCTGCATGGCCGAAGATCTTCCGCCTCACCAATGACCGTTTCAAAGGCGTATCGTTTCGTCTGGTCAAGTGGCAGGAAATTACGGTTCGCTTGCTGGTCGGCTGGAAAAAGCCGATTGAAGTCATCGACCCGGCAACGCACAAACCCTGCATTGAGCATATCCGGATCCTCAAGCGGCTGGATCTCTGGATTCCGCGTAAGAACGGTAAATCGGAATTTCTGGCAGCGCTCGGCGTCCTTTTCTTCGTATTGGAGAAGGTCAACGGTGCCGAGGCCTATGTTTTCGGGCGCAATGAAGATCAGGGCCGCGTACCGTTCGGCAAGATGCAGGATATTATCCGGGAGGCCAACGGCCTTCTGGAAGATGCGCAGGGCAATGAGCGCATTTCGCTGCATGATAAATCGTTCTTCCTGCGCGAGACATCATCGCTCTGTCAGCTGCTCACTGGTTCGCCGGACGGTAAACACGGACGTTCTCCAACCGTCATCGTTGGCGACGAGATCCACGAATGGAAAACCCGCGAACTTGCCGACACGCTCCGACAGGGAACGGGTGCTAGACTTCAGCCTATCGAGCTTTATGCGTCTACGGCTGGCCGGAAGCAAAACCGCACCGGCTTTGAGTGGTTCGAAGAGTCTCTCGCCATCATGCGCGGCGAGATGGACGATCAAACGACACTCGTTGTCTATTTCGGCATAGGCGAAGATGACGATTGGACAGACGAGGAAGTCTGGCGCAAGGCTAATCCCAGCCTTGGTTTGACACCAACGCTTGATTATCTGCGGACTGAGTTCAAGAAAGCGAAGGGCAGACCGGCTCTCGAAGCTGTATTCCAGTGTTACCACCTTAATCGCTGGGTTGATCAGCTTTCCGGCTGGATCCCTCGAGCGAAGTGGAATGCCTGCACGGTTGATGCCAAATCTTGGTCGCAGCTTTGGGAGCGGAATAAGGGCCGCAAGGCCTATTTGGCCTGCGACGTATCATCGACCCGCGATATCACGGCACTTGTCGTGGTTTTCCCACCTGACGATGACAATGACAAGTGGGTGATAATCCCGCTCTTCTGGGTGCCGGAAGCCACGCTCGACGAACGTGCAGAGCAGGATCGGCGTGTTGATTGGCAGAAGTGGGTGCGGGATGGCGCATTGCTGACAACACCGGGCGATTTTGTTGATCAGTCCTTTGTCCAGCAAGCCATTCTCGATGCATTTGCCCAGTTCGATATTCTGGCCTTTGGCTACGATCCTTGGAATGCCAGCAAGCTTGCGGGTGATTTGCAGCATGAAGGGATGGACCCTGAGTTGCAGATCCAAATGCGGCAAGGTCATCAGACACTGTCTGAGCCAACCAAGGAAATCGAACGGCTCATCTTTGCGCGAAAGATCGAACATGGTGGCCATCCGGTCCTTGCGTGGATGTTCGGACACTCAACTGTGCGGTTTGACGCAAACCTTAATTACGTGCCGGACAAGAAAAACTCGCTCGATAAGATTGATGGCGTCGTCGCTACCGTCATGGCCGTTGGATTAGCCGCTGGCGAAGTTGATGACGGAACGTCTGTCTATGAAGAGCGCGGCATCGTGGAGATTGAAATCTGATGACATTGTTAGGTCGTTTCAGAGCTGCGGCTGCCGCCTTTGGTGCAACGCAAAGTGTCAGCGATTCAGGCGGATGGCTTGTCCGGCATATGCAAGGAAAAACTAAGGCAGGCGTGGCAGTGAATGAACACGGCGCGATGTATCTGCCAGTTGTTTATGCTTGCGTGAACCGCATCTGCAATCCTATGGCGATGTTTCCGCTTCGTATGTATCGACCCGGCAAGGGCGGTAACAATGAATTGGTGCCAGCGGATGCGCACCCGCTGGCTGGCCTGATCAATGTACGGCCTAATCCGGGCATGTCGTCGCGCACTTTGCGCAAAACAGTCCAGGCGCATGCGCTGCTGTGGGGCAACGGGTACTTGGAGATTGAGCGCAACCGGCGCGGTCAATCAACCGGGCTTTATCCGCTGTTGCCGTATCGCACCCAGCCTGTACGTCAGGACGGTCGGCATTTCTTTCGCACTACGATTGACGGCAGGCAGTTTGAGATCGAGCAAGACGATGTGATCCACATCATGGATCAATCGCATGACGGATATGTCGGTCTTTCTCAGGTCGCGCATGCCCGGCAGACCCTTGGTTGGGGTCTCGCAATGGAAGAGTTCGGCTCCAAATTCTTTGCCAATGATGCGAAGTCGGGTGGCTTCCTGATGCATCCCGGCAAACTATCATCTGGCGCGAAAGACAATCTTCGTGGTGGAAAGAAGCCGGGTGAAGCATCGCCAGCAAATCCGGCTGCTGATCTTGAGAAGCAAGGCGGCTTAGATAATGCCCACCGGGTAAAGGTTCTCGAAGAGGGAATGAAGTGGATCACAACCACGATCCCTCCGGAAGATGCGCAGTTCCTCGGCAGTCGAGAATTTCAGATAGCTGATATTTGCCGGATCTACGATGTGCCGCTGATTTTGGTGCAGAGCCACGAAAAGAGCACGGCATGGGGAACCGGCATCGAACAGCTGATGATCGGATTTGTTCGCCAGACGATCGCGCCATGGTGTGGCGGATGGGAACAGGAATTGAACTGGAAGCTCTTCACCCCGCAGGAACGTGAGCAGGGCTATTACGTCAAATTCAACATGAATGCTTTCCTTCGCGGCGATTCCGCAGCCCGTGCTGCATTCTACAAGAACATGTTTGAAGTGGGCGCATTCTCGCCAAACATGATCCTTGAGCTGGAAGAGGAAGACAGCATCGGGACGGTTGGCGATCATCACTTTGTCCCGGCCAATTTCACGACATTGCAGAACGCAGTTAGCGCGCCTCCGAAAGAGAGCGGCGTGGTTGTCGATCAGACAGGCGGAGAAGACGAATGAAATATGCAATGATCATGCAGGCCCTTATGGAAGAGCGCTGGGCCATGGCCGAAGGCAAGCTGCAAGCGATCCTAGATCTAATGGCCGATCAGTCTTCTGGTATCAAATATTCTGCTGATGAGATTGAGGCTCGTATTGGTAGACAGACTGAACAGGATGTCGCCCGGCAAGATGGTGACGTACAGATCCTGCCGTTGCGCGGGGTTATCGCCAATCGTATGAACATGATGTCGAGCATTTCGGGCGGTACCAGCAATGAAGGTTTCGCGCAGCTCTTTCAGCGTGCGGTGCGGAACGATGCGACCAAGGCCATTATCATTGATACAGATTCGCCGGGTGGCGCAGTCAGTGGCACCCCGGAACTGTCGTCTATGATCTTCAATGCTCGCGGCATCAAGCCGATCATTGCTCACGTCAACTCTACCGCTGCCAGTGCTGCTTATTGGATTGCGACTGCAGCCGATGAAATCGTCGTTACACCTTCGGGATCTGTCGGTTCTATCGGAGTATTCGGTATTCACGATGATCTGAGTGGGGCGCTCGAAAAGGCTGGCGTCAAGAAAACGATCATTAAGGCTGGGCGCTACAAGGCTTCTGGCCATCCCTTCGGCCCGCTTGATGACGAAACAATGGCACGTAAGCAAAAGCAGATTGATGCTGCCTACGATATGTTTGTCACCGACATCGCCCGCAATCGTGGCGTTGATGTCGATAAGGTGCGCGGCAGCTTTGGCGAAGGTGACATGGTTGACGCGTCCGAAGCGGTTTCGCTCGGTATGGCCGATAAGGTCGCAACGCTTGAAGATACTTTGAAGCGCTTCGGTGTTTCTCAATATGGCGGCGTACAGCGCCGTAAGTCTTTCGCACCTGCACGTGAGCGGCGCGCTCTCGAAATCTAATCATCCAGCCCAGCGCGGTTGAGTGTGACGTTCGCGAACCGGCGCGAGCGGACGAATAGCTATTGTCCGGTATCTCCATGGAGAATGAAAATGAAGCGTTTTACGCCAACTGCGCTGTTCTGCGGCGCATTACTTGTTGCCGCCATTGCGACGGTTGCGTTCTTTGGCATTTATTCGCCTGCCGACACAGTTGCGGCGCTGCATATTCCGCACGGTGACCATGGCGTCATGGTTGCACAGGGGCTGGTCGCCTTACGTGCCTCGCGTGTGGATCTGATCGGCAAGATGCAGGCCCTCATCAATGCGGCTGAAACTGAGGATCGGGATCTATCAGCTGAAGAGCAGACTGAGTTTGATGGCCTAAAGTCACAGAAAACGTCACTTGATACCCGCATTGCACGGCTGGAAGATATGGAAGCCAGCACAGCAGCACTCAACACTGTTGTTCCCGCCCGTTCTAGCACGGCGAGCATCCAGCGTCCGGGAGGCCCTGAAGCCCGCAAAGAATTCGACAATATGGGCGAGTTCATGCATGCAGTCCGGTTCAACCCGAACGATCAGCGCCTCAACTATGTCGAAAACGCCGCTGCAAGTGGCGATCTCAACGCTGAGCAACGCATGGATGACGGTGCTTCGGGTGGCTTCATGGTGCCAACTCAGCTGCGTCAAACGCTGCTCACGGTGCCTGTGCAGGGTGCAATTATCCGCCCGCGCGCAACCGTCATTGAGGCCGGTTCACCTCCTGATGCTGCCGTGACCATGCCTGCGCTCGATCAGACAGGTGAAGCCCCTGCAAACATGTTTGGCGGTGTGCAAGTCGAATGGATCGGTGAGGGAGCTGAGAAGCCGGAAACGGAACTCAAGCTGCGTGAAATCACTCTGACGCCACATGAAGTTGCAGGCGTTCTCACAGTCACTGACAAGTTGCTTCGCAACTGGCAGGCTGCGGGTTCACTGCTTGAAACGCAGCTTCGTGGCGCTGTCTGGCAGGCGGAAGATTATAAGTTCCTGCACGGCAATGGCATTAAATCGCCGCTTGGTATTCTGAAGGCTGGCGCCACATACCGCGTTAAGCGCGCAACCGCCAATCGCATCACCTATGACGATATCGCTGAAATGGTCGGTCGCGGTTACGGCAACGGTGTCTTTGTTTATTCCCGATCTGCGATGGTTGATCTTATCAAACTCAAGGATCTGGAAGGGCGTCCGATCTGGATTCCGTCGCTCCGTGAAGGTGAGCCGGGTATTCTTCTGGGTCGCCCGGCGATCCTCAACGATCGCAATCCCGGTCTCGGACGCCTTGGCGATATCTGGTACGGCGATCTTAGCCAGTATCTCATCAAGGATGGCTCCGGTCCGTTTGTGGCGACTTCTGAGCATGTCCACTTCACCAAGAACAAGACAGTCATCAAGATCTTCTGGAACGTTGATGGCTCGCCTTGGTGGACCGCTCCAATGAAGATTGAAGATGGCTACGAAGTGTCTCCGTTCGTCGCACTCGATGTGCCTGGCGTCTGATCTCCCTCGCAACTGAAACAATGATGGGCCGCAGTTGCGGCTCACTTTGATCTGTCGAAAACCAGAAAGGTACACACAAATGGTATCGACCCTTTTGCAGCGAAACCGCGTTAAGCCGGGTGTCGCTCCGCAGGATATCGCAGCTGGTGTTACCGGCCCTTATGTCAACGTTGCTGGCTCTGGCCGTGTTCTTGCCGCTGTTTCAACGGCAAACCTCGCAGCGGGCAAGAAAGTAACCGTCCAGTTCAAACAGGCCACGAGTGCAGCCGGTGCCGGTTCAAAGAATCTTGGCGTACCTGTCGAGGCTGTTGCTCCAGCGGGCGGTGCTCCATTGGCGTTCGGCGCGGAATTGGCCGTGGAAACAATCGATGACAACTTTGAGTTCGTCGCGATCACGCTCACGACTGATGCAGGTGCCGCACTCGTTGCCTCCGCCACGCTGTTGCTGAGCGACAATCGTTTCAACCCTTAACCAGTGTCGGCCTGCCTGAGTGCAGGCCGCTTCCTCAAGGAAAAATTCAATGAGCAAGAAAGTCATTGAGCGTGTGGCGCTGGCATCGTTCACGCTGGCTGATACGCCGGTAGTGCAGGGGCAGGTTGTCCAGCTGGATGATAACCAGTTTGGCCGCGCTGTTGCTGCGGGTTGTGTCTACAAGGATGAAACTGCTGATCAGGCGGCACGCAATTCATTCGCGACCGGCGTAAGTGCTGTGGCCGTCACTGCTGCTATCAGTGAAACACCGCAGGCTGTCCGGATCTCGGAAGCTCAAGCTTCTGCTGATGCACAGATCAGCCGCTTTGATCAACTGGTCGCAGAAAAGCGAGATGAGGCGAGCGCTGCAATTGCTGAAATCGATAAGCAGCTCGCAGACAAGCGCCAACAGGCTGATCTGGATCTGGAAGCAATTGCCAAGGAAGTTCAGACGGCTCGCACTGATGCTGATTCTGAGCGCACGGTGATTGCAAAAGAGATCTCCGATGCACGCGAACTGGCCAATGAGGCTCTGGAAGCGATTGCGGATGAGGTCGAAAAGGCCAAGAAATCCGGCAAGGACAAGTAATCATGGCGACCGTCGTTATCGAGCGGCCACAGGCTATTGTCACACCGGCTGATGTGGCAGGCGATCATCTATCTGATGATGCATCCGTTGCGGCAGTGATTGAGGCTGTGACCGAAGAAATCGACGGTCCCTCCGGTTGGTTGGGCCGTTGCCTCGGCCCGCAGGTTCTTGAACAGCAACAGTGTGATTTTCGCGATCTGCGCCTTCGCTATGTGCCGGTTGTAGAGGTTGTCTCGGTTGAGTTCACCGATCGGAAGGGTGTGGTCTGGTTTATTCCGCCTGAAAACTATCGTGTCATTCGAACCGATATGTTTGCTGAGTTGCGCGGGGTGAGAGATTTCAACTGGCCGACTGATCTAGCGCCAGAACCTGACGCTGTCCGCATTCAGTACAAGGCTGGTTATGACGGCAGTGATCGCATTGGGCCAGTTCCTCAGCGTGCTCGACAAGCAATCATACTTGCGGCGCAACAGATGCTCGCCGTTTCCGGCCCAGCTGGACACGTGCGATCAGAAGATGTCGAGGGTGTTGGATCCACACAGTATCTTGACGGCGACAAAGTCTCGGAAATCGTCAGGTCAGCAACCGACCGGCTGCTTTCAACGCTGAGGATCTATGCATGACACCTGAGCACGCCATTGCGAAACTGCAACGTCAGCTCGCCCGCCACGGTCAGAACGTGGATTTGCGCAAGATCGTCAATGGTCAGATTCAATCTGAAGCATTGGCGCAGCGGGCTTTCGTTCGTGGCTATAAGCCTGACGAGCTGGTCGGGCCGATCCAGCAAGGCGACCGCATTGTTGTCTTACTGCCTGACGCGCTCGCTATCAGCTTCAAAAAGGGTGATGCGGTCGTTATCGCGGGTGCCAAGACGAACGTGGAGGCGGCTGAAATCGTACGCATGGACGATGTGCCTGTGCGGGTAAACGTGAGGGTTCGAGGATAATGGCAACTGCTACCAAGTTCGAATTCTTTGACCGGGCGATTGCGGTTGCGACAGAAGGCTTGTCGCAGGAATCCATATCGGCGGCACTTGCCAAGTTTGCCAAGGAAGAGCTGGCAAAGGCTATTCAGTCGGGTGAGGGCAGTCGCTTTTATGAGCGCTACGTCAACCGGGTGAAAGATGCGCCTGAAGAAAGCGTATCGGCTCCCGGTCCGATTGTCTATGAGTTCGTCTGGTGGCAGGCCGTTATCAATGAAGCTTTATCGGGGTTGCGGGAATATAGCCCGCGCAAGTCTGGCCTCTATCAAGATTCCTTCATTGTGTTGGCCGATCAGCGTCCGGTGATGAACTTTGATGAGATCTCGGCTGACGCTGAGATTATCATCACCAACGTGCAGCCCTATACGCGCAAGATCCAAGTGGGTGCCATGAAAATGTCAGTCCCGCCACGCCTGTTCGAACGTGCGCGACAGCGCATGTTCCGCCGTTTCGGTCAATCCTTCATCAGCGTGCAGGTCAAGTTCCTCAATCTGCCGTCAGGTTTGCATCGCTTGGTTCCGTATGTCCTGACCGGACATCAGCGATCGATTGCTACAAAGGCCGTTGCCAGATCAAGCGCGCATCGGGCCGGACGCACCACGCTTGCGCGCCGTAAGGACACTGAGGCTGGAAAGCCTCTCACCTATCCATCACTGGTTATCAATCTGGTCCGCTGATCATGGCAACACCACAAACATTTGAGCCGATTGAGGATTTCCTCAAATCGCAATGGACCGACACGCCTCTGGTTTTCGAGAATGAAGACTGGCCGACGCCCGACGAGCCTGAACCGTTCGTCTTTGTCGAGATCTTCGGTGATCTTATGGACCAAGCCTCAATCGGTGCCGAAACACAGGCGGCAAACCGCTGGCGTGAAAATGGTCAGCTGAGTCTGCACGTGCTGGTTCCGCGAGGTGGCGGAACGCGCAAAGCACGCCAATTATCCCGCCAGCTGTATGATCTGTTTCGCGGGCAGGAAATCGGAGCAATCCGGTTCGGAATGGCTTCTATCGGGGCAGGTGAACCCGGTGAAATGGACGGCAATTACTACCGCATGACCGTGACCATCGATGTGGAACGGGATGAAGGCTAAGGCCTCATAGCATCGCCAGCGCCGTTCGGCGTTGGGCATTTCTCAACAATCAAACATTATGGAGATGAGGCCATGGACAGCAATCGGCTGCGCATGACTTGGACTGACGAACTCACGCCCGGTGTAGTTCCGGCAAACCCGCGCATGCGTGTTGTTCGTCTGACTGGTGAATCTTTGCAATATAAGCCGGTCTTCATCAACTCGGAAGAAATCCGCTCCGATCGCATGAACTCTGATCCGATCATGGTCAATGTGCAGTCGCAGGGGGCGGTCAATGGCGAGTTGTCCTATCCGCCTGAAGGCAGCCCGTTCTCCAGCTGGCTTCGTTCGCTCATGTCTGCGCCGTGGTCGCTTCGACCTTTCCGCGACAATGATGGTGCTGCCGCAAGCGTCATAACCGGCGTAGCAGCTGCGACCGGCGTTGTAACAGTGACTGCAGGTGCAGTCTTTGGCGTCGGCCACCTTGTTCGCCTGACTGGCTTTGGCGAAGCCGATAACAACGGCTTGTTTCGCGTCACCACTGGATCCGGCACGGTTCCTGCGGTTGGGGCTGACAAGCTGGAAGATGAGGCGGCACCACCTGCGACCGCTCGCATTGCTGTAGTCGGCTTTGAAGGTGCGGCGGCGGATCTGAAAACGGTTGCAGATGGCCTGACCTCGGCAGCGCTCAATTTCACATCACTCGGCTTGAAGGTCGGGCAGTGGATCAAGATTGGTGGCACGGGTGCTGCTTATCGGTTCGACGCTGAAGCCCTCAACACCTTTGTTCGCGTTACGGCTATTGCTGCCAATAAGCTCACGCTTGATAATCTGCCGGTTGCATGGGTTGTCAACGCTGGCGCAGGCAAGACAGTCCGCGTGTTCTTTGGCGATACAATCCGCAACGGGGTGGATCTCTTCACCGGTACGCTCGAACGTGGCTTCATGAGCCAATCCCAGCCAACCTACATCGCGCAAAACTCCATGGCGGTAGCACAAGGTGAGTTCACCTTTGAGGCTGAACAGATCGCCAAGTGGGTGATGACATTTAACGGAACGACTGGTTCTGAATCCATCGTGTCGCTCGATGACACGCCGGATCCCGAAACCAGTAATCCTGTCATGGCGGCGGCGGTCAATGTTGGTCGCATTGCCGAAAATGGCGTGGCGGTAGGTGGTCCGAACTTCGTCCGCAGCTTCAAAGTGTCAGTGAACAACAATCTGCGCATGATCAATGCGATCCGCAGCGATGACAAGGTCGGGCCAGTCGCCATCGGGCAGGGCAGCTTTGACGTGCAGGTTGAGGTGGAAACCTATTTCGGCTCCGATGCGCTGTTGTCGAAGCTCTTTGCAGGAGCACCTACGAACATCAGTACCCGCATTGAGAAAAACCAGCAGGCGCTGATTTTTGCGGTGCCTCGCTACGTTTACACCGATGGCGCGGTGTCAGCGGGTGGTAAAAATCAGGATCTGATGCTGCCGCTCACCGGGCAGGCCAGCAAGGATACGCTGACTTCGGCGCATCTGATCATTGATCGTCTCGAATATTACGAAAAGTAATCAAAGTTCCCGCCGATACGGGTTTCGCGCGAAAACAGCGCGGGTTGCGGTGTCGGACGCTTCCCGCGCTACCTTCCGACAAAGGTCATTAAATGAAAAAAGTTATCAAACTTGCCAGCCTGAAGGCTGACGTAACTCTCGAAGCGGATGGCGAATGGATCCCAGTCAAAAACTGGCCAGGCATTGGCGATCTTCCGGGGTTGGGCTTTAAGGTGCGCTCGACCAATTATCCAGAATATCTGACGGCGAAGAATAACCTTCAGATACAGATTGCCCAGAAGCACGGCAATGATCATGCTCCCCATGATGAGCTGAACGCCGCAGATGGTGAACTCGCCACGGATCACCTGCTTTTGGATTGGCGCGGACTCGATGAGAAATACTCTCGCGAAACTGCACTCGCTTTACTGACCTCGCCTGAAGGCCGCATATTCCGCAATATGGTCTATTGGTGTGCGGGGCAAGTAGGCAAGCGACAGGTCGAGTTTCTGGAAACCGCAGAAAAAAACTAAGAAGCGCCTTCCGCTATCAGCTCACGCGGAAGGGGCACGACGACTGGTTGACCAAACTGCGCGCAGTTGAGCCGGAAGCTTTTGCGGCTGTTCCGGCTCCTGCGCCGCCATCTGAAGCTGATGGGCCGGAATGGTATGCCTATTATATTCGGGCGTGGCAGTTCCTGCGGTATGATCGGCAGTATGGAGCGTTCGGTGGCGAAAGCCCGATCAGTTTTCAGGCAATCGACATATATGCACGGCGTTATTCAATTGAAGGCATCGCGTTTGATGTTTTCAGAGCGCTCGTATCAGCGGTCGATGCGGAATGGCTCAATCATGTAGCTGAAATTCAGAACTCGAAATCCTGATCATCACGGGAAATCCGGCCAGTACTGTGGGTTGTAAGGCTTGCGTATAGGGGAGTCTGGCGACCTCTCGTCGTACAAATCTTTGAATGCGCGAAATTCTGGAAGTTTTTCTGCGCATTCAAGTCCTGTCTTGACGCTTTTGTTGGTGAGTACGAGAGAGCTGCCTCGCACATTTTTCATTACTTGCGAGCAGATCGCGAACTCTATCTCGCGATTGGCTTTGGCCCTCGATGCTTCTCTCTCCATTTTTTCAACATAGAGAAAACTGCCTAATCCTAACGCAACCATGCCTATCAGGCAAAAGGCGACCGTTACCCTTTGAGTGTCATCCATCGAAATTCCCCCGCTGACTTAGCGCTTCTAAAGCCGATCGGCAGAAGCTTAGGCGATTCTCAAATCGAGGGCTAAATCTCATGACAATTCAATTGAGTTCGCTTCGTGTTGCGGCTGACTTTGATCCTACCAGCTATACGCGTGGTATGGATCAGAAGATCGCGGCAGATAAGGCTGGTGCGGAATCCAGTAAGTCCGTTGGTGCTGCTCTGGCGCAAGCAGATGCCGCGATGGAAAAGACTTCGAATGGGTCTGTAAGACTGAGCCGTGCTCTGGTCGATGGTTATGCAAATGCAGCCAAATTCGAAAGCACGATGCGTTCCCTTGGTCGTAGCGTTGATCGTGGGATGGGGCTAGATCGGGCGAGTATTCTGCTTGATGCCGCTTACAAGAAATATGGGCTAGTAGCCGATTCAATGAGCCTTGTTAAACAAGGTCATGTGCAGTTGGTGCCATTGGTTTCATCGCTCAATCAGCGTTTGGAAATTCAGGCGGCTGTAGCGCAACGTGCAAGTGAAGCTGCAAAAAAGTTAGCTTCTGCTCAGGCATCCCAGCTATCCATAAATAGCCGACTTGGTGTTGTTGATATTGGAGCATCAAGCGGACGTGGTGACGACGTTGCCGCATATGGTCGCGAACTGGACGGCTTGCGAGCAAAGTTCAACCCGCTGTTCGCAGCAAGTCAACAGTATAATCAGGTCGTTGAAGAGATACAGCGAGCCCATGCTGTCGGTGCGATATCTGCGGATGAAATGGCTGCGGCCCTTCAGCGGGAAACATTGGCAGCCCAGAACAGTGTAACTGCAATTCGCCAGCGTAATGCATCTATGGCTCAGGCATCCCAGATGGCTTTTAACAAGCAGCTTGGGGTCATGGATCGGGGTGATAATGGCGCCCGTGAAAGCGATATTGTAGCTTATGGCCGTCAACTCGACGACTTGAGAGCAAAATATAATCCGCTCTATGCTGCCATCCAGCAGTATAAGATCGCGCAAGCTGACATCCGCGAAGCTCATGCAGTTGGTGCGATATCCGTTGATGAGATGACGTCTGCGCTTAACCGGGAACGCAAGGCGGCTTTGGAAAGTGTCGCGGCGCTCAAGCAGCGCGGAAATGCTTCATCTGGCGGACCGCGAAGCTATCAGACATCGAACATTGCTGCTCAGTTTCAGGATATTGCCGTCACATCGGCGATGGGAATGTCGCCTATCCAGATTGCATTGCAGCAAGGAACGCAGCTCTCAGCAGTATTTAATGAAATGGGACGTGGCAGAGATGTAATTACCGGCATTGGTCAGGCGTTTTTGTCGATCATTAGTCCTGTATCATTGGTGACCATTGGAACGATCGCTGCCGGTGCTGCACTGCTGCAATATGTATCTTCATCGATCCAAGTGAAGTCCGTTGACGAAATATTGGAGAAGCACGAACAGAATATCAAACGACTTGGTCCGGCATATGAAGAGGCCCTTGAAAAGCAGAAGAAATACACTGTTGAAAGCCCGCTTGTTGTAAATATCGACCTGAAGGAAGATCAGCGGCAGGCCATCGAGCGGCGAGCTAAAGAGGCTCGTGTTGCCATGGACAGAATCATCGCTGGAACATGGCAGGATGTGGGTGGCGACCAGAATGTTCTTTCCAGAGCATTCCAGCCTGCGGAACAGGCAATAAATGAATTCATTCGTAGCGTTCGAGCTGGCGAGCCACAAGTTGCCCGCTTCCGGGAAGAAATAGGTCGGCTTGCTCAAAGCAGTCAGCTTACAAGCTCGGGTGCTAAATCTCTGATTGAGTACTCCCAGAGTGCTTATGAGGCGGAAAGCAAGCTTGCGGACGTAGCGGGTACGGTTGATAAATATGCAGCATCTATTCAGAATGTGGAAACTGCACTCCATCGACTGCAACCTAATCGCGCAAATGGCGAAATTCAGGCTTTGTGGGAGAAGTTTAAAGGCGGTGAGATCAGCGCGAAAGCACTTTTCACTGCAATCAATAATCTATCCTTTGCCAGCCCAGATTTACGCGTAGCACGCGGAGAAATCCTCTCGCTTGTCGAGGCAATGCAGCTTGCCAAGGAAACGGCAACCGGCTTTGCAAACAGCACACCAAAAAGCGATCTTGGTTACGATCCTTCTGGATCTGAACGCCCTCTGTCATCAGGGGCATTTAACCGTCGCTTCGGTGCGGAAAACGATGCTCTTAGCAAGCTCCAAAGCCAAAAGAGGGAATTGGAAAAACAGCCTAAGAAATCCGCTTCCGAACGTCAGACCGAACGTGATGCCAATGCTTATCGAGATTTGGTGAAATCCGCACAGGATCGCATTGATCAGATGGGTCTGGAAGAACAGCTCGTTGGCAAGACCGGCGTGGCTGCTGATGCGTATCGTATGAAACTTGAGCTGATCCAGAAAGCAACTGACAAAGGCAGGACGCTATCGGAGGATCATCGCATAGAGCTGGAAAACCTTGCATCCTCGTATGGGAAGGTTGCCGAACGTGTTGCGGCGCTATCTCTCGCGGAAGAACTTCGGTTCGAACGCGAGCAGCTTTTCCGCAGTCCCACTGAACAGCGGGTGTCTTCAACGCTTCGCAGCTCTGGCATAGATCCGCTTTCCAGTCAGGGGCAATTGCTCGCTGGACAGATCCGATTGAACGAGCAGCTCGCAGAAAACAGGGATATGGCGCTGAGCTTCGGCCAATCTCTGGTTAGTGCGTTCGATGATGGCAAGATCACTCTGGAAGAACTTGGAAAAGCCGGTTTAGGCGTTCTCGACCGCCTGATTGATAAGATGCTGAATGACTTAATCAACGCCATTATGCAGGTCGGACAAGCTGGAGCGGGTCTCGGCGGTGGCGGTGGTGGCATTCTTGGCGGCTTGCTGGGTGGCCTGTTCGGTGGTGGCGGCAGCGGTTCCGGACTTGGATATTTCCCGCCTGCACCATCGATGGGCGTCGGCCTTTATGCCAAGGGCGGTGTTTTTCCGGGTGGTTTGAAGTCATTCAGCGGCAATTTCACCAATCAGGTTGTTTCCAAGCCTACCACTTTTGCGTTTGCGAAAGGGGTTGGCCTGATGGGTGAGGCTGGCGCTGAAGCAATTATGCCATTGACCCGTGGCAGCGATGGCAGCCTTGGGGTTCGAAACTTTGGCAGATCCTCCGGATCTGGAACGTCAGGCGAGGCTGGTGAAAGCCGAACCGTCATTTTGGTGGAAATGGCCCCGGATCTGGTCGCCAGCATCCTTGAAAAGAGTGGCAAGCAGACCGTGACCATCATGCAGTCAAACGAAGATGCTCGGCAGAACCGGCAACAAAACGGTGATTCATGGTAGATGTTGTCAATCTTCCGTTGGTGCCTTTTGCGCAGTGCGAATTTGATCCAATCCGTCCTTCCAATACTGAGCGTATGGAGGGGCGGCGGGTCGAAAGCCAGTCAACAGGAACGCCATACTGGACTGCGAAATACCGGACTGGCTTTCTCACACGAGAGCAGTCTGGGCTTATGTCGGCGTTTCGGACGCTCTGTGCAGACAATGGCGGGGTATTCCTCGCTTATGACATTGATCGACAGAAGCCGCTGAGGTATCTCGGAGGCTTTCCAGCCGGGTTTAACGGGCAGGGCAATGTCCGATCCTTCATAAACTCGCGTTCTGTTGATGTTGACGGCCTGCCTGCTAACTTTGAGTTGGTTCCGGGCGATTATCTTGAGATCTGGCGCACATTGCTTGTGCGTTCTCTCCATCTGGTGACGCAACCTGTTATCGCCAGTGCAGCCGGACGGGCCACGGTGAACTTCAACTATCCGATTGATTTGCAGCACTTCAAGGTGCCGTGTTCGGTTCATTTCGAGCGGGCGTCTTGCCTGATGCAGATTGATCCCGGCAGCTGGTCTGCATCGAAATCTATGCAGGATCGGCCTGTCAGCTTCTCTGCAACGGAGATGTTCTTCTATGAGTAACAGTGTCGATCCGCAGGTGAAGACGCTAGTCGACAGGGGTGACTTGGTCCGTTTGGATCTGATCCGCTTCGATTTACCGGGACGTTCGGTCGGATATCACCGGGGCGGGCGTCCTTACACCTATAATGGTCTCAAGTACTTGCCGAACCGCTTTCTGGAATCGGGAGGTGCCACAAGTGCGGTAGGCGTAGGCGTCACCACGCGTACGATTAAGTTCTCTAATATCCCCACGCAGGATCCTGACGATCTGATCGCAAAGATTGAGCAATTTGATTACCTCAATGCGCCTGTCATCATCAGTCATGTTGCGGGGATCCGTGGAACGGATGAGGTCGTCGGAATTCTGATCTCCAACATCTATGAAATCGACAAGGTCACTTATCCGAAGGGTGCGCAGCAAAGTGACGGCACGCGCAGCCTCACCATCAAGATTGACTTGCAGCCTCCGGGGCGCTCTGCGCGCGGGGCAACTCTTGCCAAGCGCTCTCAGGCCGAACAGCAGTTCGATAATGATGCGAACGATACTTGCCTTGAATATGCATCGGTCACCGCGACTGATGTGGAAGAGTGGGGGCAGCGATGAGCCGCTTTGAAACCATGATGCCGGTTTTGCAGGCTGAACTCGAAAAGCCGTATGTGTTCGGTGAATCGGATTGTTTCTTTTTGGGTTGCCAGATGGCTGATGCCTTCGAGCCGTCACGCGAGATGACATTCTCTTATTGGCAATCATACAAGACGCTGCCTGGTGCGCAGCGCGCTTTGCGCAAGCGGGGCCACAAAAGCCTCACATCTTTCTTTGAGCAGCATCTGGAGCGCGTTTCACCTGCTCAAGCGCAAGTTGGCGATATCGTCGTCATTCTTATTGAGAATGGCGAGCATGTTGGCATTTGTCTTGGCGCATCAGGCCGCTTCGTTACCAAGACTGCTGACGGCCCCAGCTATCACCGCATGGCGGATTGCATCGCAGCCTTTCGGACCTGATCTGAACAACAGGTAAAATCCTATGATTTTCACGGCTATAGGCACGCTTGTCGCGGGCGCGCTTTTTGGCGGCTCGCTTCTGGCTGCATCTTTGATTGCTGGCGGTTTGGCGATGGCTGCCAAGCTCGGCATCAACGCGTACATGAACCGTCGTAAGTCGCGGAAATATTCAGCGGTCCAAGGCGAGATCCAGTATGGCGGTGATGTTCCGGTTCAAACGCTGTTTGGCATCGGCAAGACACGTGGTCACCGGGTTTTCTACGGCAAGTGGGGATCTGGCAATAAGGTCAACGGTGACGTGTTTCTGCTTGCGAACGGCTGGTGCGACGGCTTGGAGCCGTATGTCTATTTTTACGGCAGCAAACAGACACTCGTCGAGCGTCCAAAGATCGGCAACGAAATCGCGCATTATGGCGTGGCGGGTTACGACGATCTGATTTCCATCCGCTTTTATGACGGTAGACCGGGGCAGGGCATTGATCAGAAGTTGGTCAACGATACGCGCGGTCTGGGTCGCAGGTGGAAAGAGAGTAGCGTTGGTGCTGGTTACACATATGTCGTCTTCGAACGTGAATTTAATGTCGACAAGTTCGACAAGGGCCGTCTCGAAGTTGAATGGGTGTTGCGTGGCCTGCGCTGCTATGATGTGCGCAAGGACAGTTCGGTTGCTGGCGGATCCGGTCCGCACCGGCTCGGCAATGCTGCGACGTATGAATTCAGCAAAAACCCGGCTATCCAGCGTTTCAATTATCAGATCGGCTTGCGCGGCCTGATCTCTGACCGCTCGCTGATTGGCGAGGGCAAATCAATCGGGCAGCTCGATCTCTCAACCTATGTCGCATCGATGAACGTTTGCGACGAGCTGCGGGCCGGAAAGCCCAGATACACCTGCAATTTATGGGTGACTGGCGACGACGATCATACGGAAGTCCTGAGAGAGTTCGAAGACGCCATGGCTGGCTTTGCGCTTAACAGGCGCGGACTGTCAGGCGTGCTTGCGGGCGCGCCGCAGGTTCCTGTGATGAACATCGGCCCGGACGATATTCCAGCTGGCCGCGAAGGTGAAATCTCTCGGCGCAAATCTGCCTTTGATCTCTTCAATATGATGTCGGGGCAGTTTACATCGCCCGATAGCAACTGGGGTGCGGAAAGCCTCAAGCCAATTGTCGTGAATGCGGATGTTTCCGCTGACGGCAGGCGGCGACAAACTTCTTACGACTTCCTACAAGTCACCGATGCCGACACGGCGCAATATCTGCTCAACATCCGCTATCGTCAGCAGCGCAAAGGCGGCAAAGCAAAGATCCCTGTCAGTTGGCGTGTCGGTACATTTGTCCAGGAGGGTGACTGGATCACATATGACGGCCTCACATGGTCAGTCGATGAATGGCAAGTGAGCGAAGATTTCCGCTTTTCTCTTGTTTTGACCGAAACCGGCGCTGATATTTATTCGGAAGCCGGGATTGAGCCGGGACCGATTGTTATCCCGCCAACCGATCCGTTCAATCCGTCGCTTCTTGCGACCGTGCAAAACTTCAACATTGAAGTTGGCATGATCAAGGGGGCCGAAGGGTTTGAGCAGCCGGTTGTGCGTTTCAGCTGGGATCCTCCTGACGATCCGACAATCAAGGAAGTTCGGTTTCAGTATCGCATTGCAGATGAGTTCGAAATCTTCGAGGATCTGTGCACCGAACCTGAAGCTGGTGAATACGTTACCGGAAAGAACGTGCTTTCAGGCCGCTTCTATCAAGGGCGGGCGACGATCACAACTGTTCCGGATCGCTTCAAGTCTTGGACGCCTTGGAAAACCACTGTTGCTCCAACTGGCATGCAGAGTGTCATCGTGCAGCTGGAACAGATGAAGGGCGCTGTCAAAGACGTGCTCAAAAACCTGACCAGCACTTATGATCGAATGGATGACTTGGTTGAACAGCTCGCCGCTGCGACTGCAGTCGGTACCGGGCAGAATATTCTGACCAGTGCTGCTGTTGTAAAAACCACAAATGCTTTGGCAGCTTCGTTTCTTGAGCAATCAGCCAAGATCGAGGAAGTCGAGGGGCAGATCGTGGCAACGGCTGGACTTCTGGCTGGTGTGCAGGCGCAGGTTGATGATGTGTCCGCGAGTGGGCTTCTGTCTATGACCGGCATCACGAACCCTGCCAACGGTGTTTTCTCCGAAGTCAGTATTTCAGCAAAAGCGTCAAAGGGCGGGCAAACGGCAAGAGCCGCGCAGGTTTATCGCGTTATTCAACAAGGCGGGCAGCTTGTGGCTGAAAACTACCTGTTTGCCAACCGCACATACTTCGTCAGTGAAACAGGGGATGTGGTCGAGATCCCGCTCGCAATCGTCAATGGCGAAGTGCTGTTGAAGGTTGGACGTATCGCAACCGCCTATTTCGACCAGCTCATGTCCACCAACGGCAAATGGGTGCAACGCGGCTACGGCAACTTTGCAGATTTGAGGATATTCGTCTGATGGTCAGCTTGTTTATGGGTTGGAAACCGGGCTTCGGCCCGGTTGTCAAAGTCTTGCGCTATGATCAGGATGATCCGCTCACGCTGGCAAATGATGCCTATGATCGGTATTTCTTCAATTCGGAAACTCAGGACTTGTCGTATATATTCGACAAGTTCCATTTCTCGAATGGATTTAATCCAAGCATCTATCCCGCCACAGCTCCGAATACGTCAAACTATGTTCTGGATGGTGCAACGCTGCCAGCTGCGAGACGCGCGCTGAGTTCGAGATGGGCATCGAGCACGTCTTACTATTTCAAGTATTACGAGATATTCAATCGCTTCCCTGACATGGCAGGGATGGTGCCGATCTTCGAAGCCAAGCTCATCGATCCAAATGACCGGGTAAAGCTTTTTGATTTCAACGGTGCGGATGGAAACAAGCAACTGTTCTCGATTGGTACGCTCTACAATGCCATGAGCGTCTATGCTGACGTACCTGTGAGCAACCAAGATGCGACAATCGTCCAGTATGATCGGATTGCTACGGATCTGAATTTCACCGGCTGGTGTGGCCAGATCAGCAATTATACAGGCCCCACCTATACCTACATGATTATTGGCGGAAATGTTCCGGTTATGCGGGCTTTGACCTGTCAGTGGGATCTGCCAGCGAATAATGCTCCATTGCCATTTCCTGACAGTGCTCCATTACCGGGGCAAGAAGTCGTCAGGTTATCGGGCTCAGAATTCAAGATTGCCAGACGCGGGCAAACGGTCGATTCCTTAAATCCGCGTGGCTTCCTGATTAATTCGAACAAGGCTCCCAATATGTGCGTCATGATGGGGGAGACGCCTATCATCCCGGCAGGCGGTTCCTATTATTTCTGGAAAACTACACCGATTGATTTGCATCCGTTGATGTTTCTCGACGGTATCATGCGTTTTGACGGCATGGCTTATTCAATTCCGCCAGTGGATCCGACTGTAAGCAGATCGGGCCGTGAGGCTCGGTTCTATTACAAGATCGACCCGAACGGCATCATGTTCACCAATGAGGGCAACTATGCCATCGGCTGCAAGTTTATGGTTTATGCAACCAGCATCGAGCAGCTGACCAATGGTGGCTCACTGGTGATGCGGACGCTGCCGGATGGCAATATCCAGATAAAGCGTCCGGGTTCCAGCGACATCGCACCGAATAGCAATGATATCCTGCTCGATACGCGGTTTCCGTCCGTTCGCATCATCAAGCAAGGCTGGCTGCCTATCAGCCAGTTCTCAACGGCAAGCTCGCTAAATCCGCTGTTTGGTACGCATGCAGCGGTAGTTCCGTTCCAAAGCTCCGGCTTGTTCATTTTTCCAAAGGTCATAGGCAATTGGCCGAAGATGATGGCGCAAGGGTATTATCGTTCGTTGCGTCCGCCGAATGTGGTGAGCTGGTTCACGTCGAATTACTGCATGACCACCGTCGTGCGCGACAATGACATGGTTGTCCATCTAAGCCCCGGACGGCCTACGGATATGCGTGCAGATACAGGCGAAGATTATTCGATGCCGGATCCGACTGGCGCTCGATACTACGTTCTGGGGGCTGCGCGCCTCTACTAACCTCATTGAAAATTTATGTTCTGCAATCTGCCTGTGACAGGCGGAGGGGAAATTCTATGGCCTATCAGGACCGATTTTACACCATTGGCGATGTGACCGTTCAAAACGGCTCTGCTGTTGTGACTGGCACTGGCACCGGCTGGGAAACGGCATTGATCGATGGCGGGGTGATTTTCGTCGGCGGCGGATGCTATCCGGTCTATTCCGTCGAAAGCGAAACCTCTTTGACGCTAGCGTACCCATTTACTGATGCGAGTGGCGCGGATCTGCCTTATGCGATTGATCGCCAACGTGCAGCCGCAACATCCAATATTCAGATGAATGATCGTCTTGCGCAAATCATTCGCGAAATCAGCATCGGTAATATTGAGCAGTTCAATGCGCTGACACTGGCCCCTGACAAGTTGCTCCATACAAATAGCAATAAAGCGCTGACACAGTCAGATATTACAGCGGCAGCTATCGCACTGCTCAATCTCAGCGGGGCAGCGGCAGCGGACCGGCTGCCTTACTTTAACAGCGCTGCGGGAGCTGCACTTACACCTCTGACGCCATTGGCTAGAAACCTTCTAGACGATACGACAACCGCTTCAATGAGAGCCACTATTTCTCCGGGAAAGCCAGCATTCAAAGCTCACCTTGCTGCTAATCAGTTAGTCTATAATGGAACAACAAATCTCTCATACACAGCATCGCCTATAAATATAGGTAATGCGTGGAATGGATCGATTTTCACAGCGCCGGAAGCGGGAAATTATTTCTTCTCGATGGGAAACACGCTTATCGACGGGAATAACGGGCAGTTTATATTGCAAGTATTTGTGAACGGAACCGTTTCTACTGAAATTGTGTGGGGTTGGAACTCTTCCGGAGTCCAATATTACCGAGCTGGAACTCTATCGCACGTTGTTAACTTGGCAGTTGGTTCAACGGTGCAGTTTAAACTTGTTCTCGATGGATTAAGTGGAAACCCGGCAATGCAGGCGTTTAGAAATTTTGCTATGGGCTTTATGATTTAAGGATTTATTCAGATGCAATATAAACTCATAAAATTCGGCCCCGAAGGCTATCCGCTTTTCTATTACTGCGAGATGACTTATCCGCCTGTTACAAATGAAGAAGGCGAGGCGATTACTGTAAATCCAGATATCCCAGCTGACGCGCACGCTGTGACCGATCAGCAATGGCAGGATGCGCAGTCGATGAAGCTCTGGTTGTCGCCAGACGGAGAGATCACTGTCCCGCCAGAACCGGAACCCATCGAGATGCCTGATCCCGTGGTCATTTTGCCTGCGGTCACTCTGTGGGAACGTACTTCTAAGAAAGAGGCTGCTGATATTGAAGCGGCTATGGAAACTCAGGACGCGCGTTCTCGCAATATCTTCCGAACGGCGACGACTTTCCGATCAGATCACGAGCTTTGGCCGCTTCTTGAGCAGATGGCGACTGAATTGTTTGGTGAAGCGAGAGCTGCGGAGCTACTGGCAGCTTAGCTCCAAAACCCTTTGTACCACCAACCTGATGGTAAGACGTGAGACGCCATCGAGAATAGTACCAACAATATTAACAGCAATATCCATCGAATAAAGCGTAACTCACCGAGAAGCGCTTCGGTATTCCTGCTTTGCACGTATCCTATGTATACGTGGGGTTCGGCATTATCCAACAGCCTGTCTTTTGCTGCTTGCTTATCGAGGTCCCGAATCTCTCGGTTCTCCATCCACTTTCCCAATCCCATAATTTCATCCCTCTCGCGATTCTAAACAAATATCGCTGATCCGCTGCCATCCAGCAATCGAGGCAGTTTTTTATTCCGGTTGAAATCATGAAACTTGTCACCGATTGGAGGCGGGTGCTTCGTTATGCATGGAGCATCCGCCTGTTGCTGGCCGCTGCAATTCTGTCCGGCCTTGAAGTTGTGTTGCCCTATCTGGGTGACGCTTTCCCCATCCCAACAGGCGCATTTGCAGCTCTCACCTTCTTCGTGACGGTGCTGGCCTTTGTCATGCGCATCAAATCACAGAAGGATTTCCGCGATGAGTAAACGTGCAAAGGCGGCTTTGGCGTCCACACTTGGTCTGGTTGTATTGACCGCAACGTATCTGACTGCGCCGTGGGAGGGCATGGAAAACCATGCCTATTACGACAAGCTCGGCAAGGTATGGACAGTGTGCCTGGGGGAAACCAAAGGCGTCAAAAAAGGCGACAGCTACACCGATAAACAGTGTCAGGATATGTTGATCAAGCGGCTGGAAACAGATTTCCGACAGCCGCTCCGTAAATGCATCCGGACCTTTGATCAGGCTCCTATCAGCGTGCAAGCGTCGATGCTCGATCTCTCATACAATATCGGCACCGGCGCTGCCTGCAAATCGACTGCCGCTAGGCGCATGACGGAAAAGCAATGGCGCATGGCCTGCAACGCCATGACGGCATTCAATCGTGCTGGCGGCAAGGTCGTAGAAGGTTTGCGTAAGCGGCGCGAGCTGGGCGATGCGCAACGCATCGGTGAGCTTGAACTTTGTCTGGCTGGTCTGAAATGAGCCAGATCCTCGACGCCATTAAGGTGACTGCAGGTGTTGCCATCGGGATCGTGCTTGCATCCATCTATTACAACGGCGTCCCGGTGCTCAAGGATATTCCTTATATCGGGGCAGCGTTCGAGGGGCAGGCGAAAAAAGGGCTGGTGCCTGAGTTTCAGGCGCTGGCATTAAAGGCTGAACTCGATCAGCTCAAATCGATCAAGCGCGCAAATGCTCTCGTTATCGAGGCCTATCAAGTGCAGCTGCGCAACGCCCGCGCAGCTGAGGCCGCCCGCATTGAACAAACGGAACAGGAGATTGCCGACTATGAACAGCGGCTTGCTGATGCGGGGCGGGTTTGCCTGCTTGATCGCGATGACATTGAGTTCCTGCGCAAGTAACAGGCTTTGGCAGGAAGCTGCGATACAGGCGGGGCGGGCGCAGGCAGAACGGCAACTGCCTGCCTATCCCGATGACTGCCGCAAAAAAGAAGATCACGCCCCGTTGATGGATGGGGCGGAAGCTCGATCCGTGCTGAAGCGCGAACGGCAGGCGCTTGACCGACAGAATGCGCGCACAGATCGATGTGCTGATTTTTATGATGGCTTGGCGGGGGAATGAGGTGATGCCAATGGATACTGAGGCTCCGGTTGTAGACCGAATGATTGAGTTGAAGGAAGAAACCCGCGAGTTTCTCTCCCAGCTTCGCGAGGAAGATATCGATCTGATGAAGCATGGTCTTGATCTGATACGCTCGCTACGAACCATTGGCCGCTTTATGCGGTGGGTGATTTTAGGTGTGCTGGCGATCCTGATCGGCGTTGTGTCGCTTTATGAAAACACAGTGAAGCTGATTGCCTATTTCCAGAAATGAGAAAAGCCCCGCTTCGGCGGGGCTTTTGCATTCGTCATTCGTCTGGATCCGTGCCGGTGAACCCGCGATACATTCCAGCGGAAACAATTTTGATCGCATTGGCCGCTTCTTCTTCCGACCATCCTGCCGCCACTGCATCGTCAATTAGATTCCGTATACCGGGGATGCCAGTGTCAGCAATGGCTGCGGCAGCTTCTTGCTCTGAGCTACCCGATAGGGTTGCTTGCTCGATTAGGTCCGCTATGCCCTGTGCAACGGATTCCTGACAATCAATGTCACGGTCTGGATAATCGCCCGGTTGTTTCGGTCCCAGCATGTCGTCCTCCTGTTTTCAAAGGAGGTAGAGCGGAATTTACCGGCGTCCAGCCAGTGCGTCTTCGCCTTCTTGTTTATGGGCACGGCAAAACCAGAGCTGTCCATACTTGGTTTTATATCCAAAGGATCCCCATGCCTTGCAGCCTTCGGCATCGCACCAATGCTCAAACAGCTTTCCCGGCTTGGAAACGCGACCGTTATCACCGCCGTATCCGCTCATGCTAAACCACCGACAAAACCGCTCATCTCTTTCAGGCGCACCATAGACAGACGCATGGGGCCATTGCAGCCGCGTCCCTTGCATCGTGCCTTCTTCTCAATTTCATCGAGATAGAGTTGCGAGCGGTCTTTTCCTTGGCAGAGCATGGTTCGATCCGTATAGGCGAGGCGGTTACACTTGCGGCATATCAATTCGAGCTTCTGATCGTCTGCCAGATCGCCAACTTTGACCGTTGTTTTCCAGTTGCCCATTACCAGAAATCCTCGGCGCTAGGGATGCGGGTGTAACTGATCTTGCCACCGACATGCCCGCCTGCCGGTGGTTTCCATTCGCCCATGCTGACAATCGTGCCGGAATATTTGGAATTGAGCTTATCGACTGCGCCGTTTGCGCGTTCCCATTTCTGTCGCAGCTCGTCGTCATTATCGAGCAAATCGATCTGCCGTTCGTCGGCAGGTGACAGGTCGTAAAGCGTGACGCCAACCCTGAATATCTCAACGCCTTTCGGAAAGTCCTTCCTCACGTTCTGCCAGAGCGCGTGTAGGCCGTTTAAAATAGCCTGATCATCATTGACGACAGAAAGGTGATGTTTGCCGAACCATGAACCATCACGGATCGACAGCCACAACCATAAACCTCCGGCATAGTAGTTCTCTCTGCGCAGGCGACGGGCAGCTTTCGTGAGCAATAGGCGCGATATCTCGTATGCGCCGTCAATCTTGCGAGCTTCGGGCGGTAACACTCGACCGTGGCCGAACATGCCGCGCTGCTGCTCTGGCGCTTGGATGTCATATCCGTGCAACGCATACCAAAGCCGCTCGCCATTCACGCTGTTCCAGATTTTGCGCATGTGTTTCGGTTGAAGCGCATAGAGCTGCTCGGTGCTGTAAACCCGATTCCGATAAAGCCGCTTTGCCATGCTCGACCCGATGCCGGGAATATCCTCCAGCTCGACCTTAAGCAGCGGCGCAGGCATCGAGGCGGGCCACCATATCGCAAGGCCGTTGCCATAGCTTCCATGTCGCTTGCTTTCCTCTTTGCCAGCCTTGCAGGCGATCTTCGCCAGCTGGCGGTTGGCGGCAAAGCCGATTGAACTGGTGATGTATGGGCCGATGTTGTCAGCAATCGCAGCCTTGATCCTTGCTGCGAGCAATTCAGGATCTCGCTTTCCGCTGTCATCGAGAACGCATGTCAGTTCATCGATGCTCTTTGCGGTGTCGATGGCGATCACCGTTTCGATCTCACAGAGCAGGGCGTTATGTGCTCGACGGTAGAGGTCTGGCTTCTGAGGAACGAGTACAAGATCCGGACAGACCCGCAATGCGTCCTTGATCGGCATCACGTTCTTGACGCCCTGCGCCTTGGCCTCTTTCGAGCATGCGATGACTGCCGTTCGGTTTGTGCCTTCAAATGGCACCACACCTATCGGTCTGCCGCGCAGGCGCTTGTCGCACTGCTGTTCGACTGAAGCGAAAAAGCCGTCGAAGTCGAGGTATAGCCGTTCAATCGTCTCCGGCAGACGCATTACAAACTCCAGAAAACAGGTCGAACGAAACCTGCCCCGCGCACAGTGGTGCACAGGAACATATTCCGCTCAATGTGGATATGTTCCTAAAATGTTCTCATTTTGAAGAAGAGTCAATCTGCATTCTCCGAAGCTGTGCAAAACGTCAATTGTTGATAGAATTGTCTATCTTAAACAATGCGTTGAGCCATTGTTATGGCCGCGCTATAGGATTGGGGAATGCAAGTGTCGCATAAAAGAATATTGTTAAATGCTGCATTTTGTAAGCATCTAAAGAATAAACCGGTATCCGACAATGGCTCCGAAAAAAATTATAATTTTGTATTAAGAAGAGATACTTTGCCAGAGCCATTTACATCTGGTTCTGGGCCAATGATTAGTAATTTAATATTAGATGGTGGAGGGAGGGCCACGGGCGGTATAAGAATTAATAAAGATATTGTTTGTCCAGTTGTTGATATAGATACTTATAAGGGGCTTAGCTGTATTAATATAGATACGGTTACCAAGCATCTGGATCGTCAGGGTTACGAAGGTTCTTTAAATGGAAGTTTTCTTTTCAAGTGCCTGTCAATATTCCGAAGTGCTGAGGAAAAATCGACTGTTATCGACAGATTTTCAGACGAGCAGGAGGGAAGAAACAAAAAAACTATAAACTCTAAGACTAATGTATTCGAGAATATCGATATAGGAGGATTAAATGTAAACGGCGTCAAAATGATTGGTTTAAACGAGCAAATATCACAGTACCTTTATGCAGATGCTTATTGCGCATGTCTTTCACGGAATGAGTTTAAGCAGCATCGCTTGGACACTTTTCGTCAAAACGGAAACAAAGATCTGGAATACTTTGTGACTTATGATCTGCACAAGCTCCTCATTGCTCTCGACGCCGTAGTTCAGGAAAGTGGGTTATGGCAATCACATTTGGCGTTGTCTCGCCCCGTAGTGTATTCGGTCAAAGACAGCATACAAATGGTCGAAAGTAGTGCAAAATACTTCGATAGCGAGAATGCCATTTCTGCGTTTCTAAAAATTGCCTTTGTTAAGGATACAAAATTTTCCCACGAGGATGAGTATCGGATACTCATGGCGTCGCCTTCGTCTCTAGGTAAATTAGCGGGGCAAACCCAAAGCCACATTTTTCGAGATCAAAGGATCGCTGATGCCATTGTAAGTCATGGTAGGGGGGCGACATCGGATCAGTTTTCTTTCTAATCGGTCGCGATAGTGGGGCAGACGAATGAAAAAACATAACGTTTATAATGCATGTTTTTCTGTCCACTTTATTGCAAGCCCCTGAAAATGCCCGAAATCCGTAGAACCTCCGAGCCTTCTGCTCAATGAGCTAAATAAGGCCCGTCAAATTACACTGCTTTGTTAGGGCGAACCATTAGTAGATTTCGGCATCCAAGATTATAGTTTTAATGAAAGGTCGTAAATCTAGATCCTTAACGAACCCGTTAGACGTAAGGATTTTGAACTTCAGTTTGTGTGGCTTGCTGTTGTCGACAATGCGCACCTCGTGCTTCTGATTTGCTAAAGCTATTTCGATTCTTGGCGCGCATCGCATTTCTACAGCAAAATAGAGTGTATAGACTCCCTCTCCGTTAGGGCCATGTACTATCATTTCGTGGATGCTGCCTTCTCCTTGAATGTAGGCGAGTTCGGCCGCAAATCTTCCGATCAACTGCCCGTCGTGCATGCTACGGGGCTTCACATAGACGAAATGATCCGCAGTTGGCGCTACTGGGTTTTGTGATGGAAAAAGGCGAATATCGTAGCTTATATTTCCTTTGAAGTTCAGAATGACTACGTTAGTTTCGGGCATTGAGTTACTTGGCGCTATTGAGATGCCCAATGTAAAACGATCAAAATCTTCATCTTTAAGAGATATTATTGTCGTTTCTTCGAAGTCGCCCTGATATTTATCAAACCTAATTATGTTGGGTATGGATATTGCTGATATAAAATTTTCTTTGGTGATATCAACAAGAGGCTCAAAAAAACTTGGGCGATCATCAGTAAAAAGACCGTGGTAGTTTACTCGTCCTGTTGTGTGATAAGAAATTTTTCTGGGCTTACCGGAGCTATCGACGTCTTTCCATATATCGTTATCAAATGATTTCATGCTTTTATTATCGATTATTTTTCGGTCAACTGAAATATAAAGAGATCCATCATCACTGAAAACGATGTTCAAAAATTTATAGATTTTGTTTTTGTATTCTAACAATATTTTCATGCTGCATAGCCTTTGGAAATTTGGATGAATTGTTGTAGCTTATTTATACTGAAGATGTGTAATCGTAGAGGGCCCAAGTGCTAAGATCTTTTATTCTGTTCTCCAGACCTCTCGAAAAGACCGGAAATCCGTAGAACCTCCCGGACTCGAAAGTGCAATCAAAGATTTGAGTCCGGAGTTTGATTGCTGTTTCGCACTACAATGAAAATTTCGCTATTTTACGAGATACAATCCACGTTTGCCCTCAGCCTCAGCAAGCGCGCCGGGGTCTGCAGGAACGAACCTGATGATACTAGGAACATGCGTTGAATACGAAAGGAAAGTTACTACCTTCTAAGCCGGTGCTGCGAATATTTCTTGAACGAAAATTGATGTCTACGCATTAAAATCAGGTCGGGTTAGACTAAATAACGCATAAAAAGCGTCACATATCGGGTTACTGTATGTGATACAAAGCTTCGATAAAGCCTGCCTATCTAATTGAAATATATAGCTTGGTTTTTGGTGCGGTTGCACGCCGACCGCATCCGCTGATTTAAATGGAGTTTATTGCGTTTACCGACATGCGCGAGTTTGTCCCTGCGGTCTGCGCAGACTATCGGCTGCATTTGATAGGATGAGTGTTGAGGCCAAGCCTTGTTTATTGGACGAACAATAGTGATCCAGCATCGATATGAAGACTCAATAATTGCACTGTACAAGGGGCTGAGTTTTCATGCTATTGCTCGATTCAATATTTTGTCGGGGGCATTATGGTAACAGTAGTTAGAATTAAAACTGAGGATGATGCTTGGCGGGTTCTTAGCCAATTACTCAATGATAAAATCAATGCCGACGAAGTGTCGCTTGATTTCGGTGAAGCCGCGTGGGCAAAGGTTCACCTCAATTTCAAAGGAAAGATTTTCCACCAGACAGTTACCGCCTCAATGATGCGCGGAATGGTGGAGTATCAGTCTGCCTTCTATCGTACAGCTGCTCTGCTCATTAAGAATGATGCGAGAACCAATCGACTGACAGACCAAGAGAAGGACGATTTTGAGCTTGTCTTCAAGGTCGAAGAAGGTAGTTCAGAACTTAATGCCGATGCCGCCAACCAATTGATAGGTGTTTTGGGAAAGTGCGTTGACAAAATGAACGGGAAAGAAGTCCTCACTGCCGTAATAGTCGTTGCCCTGCTGTTTTTCGGTAGCCCACTGGTGGCGAACTACCTGAACAACGATGTTGAGAAAACGCGAATCGAGTCAGCCCTTAAAGAAGAAACTGCCCGGATAGAAGCGGAGACAAAGCGTCAGGAAACGGCTAGCACAGAGCGACGTGATACTCTCAAAGTCATCCAGGATTTAGTCAATGAGAACAAGCGAAAAACGGATATTCTTGAGAAGGCATACCGTGAATCGGAGGCTGCTAAACGAGTTGGCGAATTGAGTCGTGACGCAGTAGACGAGATTTTGCGGAATAGTTCCAAAGCGGATGAAGTCACAATACAAGGCGTAACACTTAAGCAAAATCTTATTCGTGAAATTACGCGCTCTCAACGATCTAGTTCGAAGGATGTGACTATCAAAGACCAGTTTTTAGTGGTCGGCGTAGAATCAGAGGATGATTACAGCTTTGTAGTGCGTCTGGAGCGTGTGACCACTGGGGAAGTCATCGTAGCTACGCTTGAAGACCCTTTGTTGAGTGCAAAGCATCATAAAGCTATCCAACAGGCGGAGTGGAAGCGTCATGCAGTCATGGTCCATATCTCTGCACGTAAGGTTGGCGACAGCTATAAAGACGCAAAAATCCTGCGAGCGTTCAAGCCACGCCCCCGGTCATAATTTGACTTAACCAAACTCATCTAACCGTTAATGGGATTGGAATTTGATAAAGGGGAATCTAAGTGGCTATTGGGCCTTCAATTAAGCGCCTGATGTGTAAACTGGTAATGCCCAACTCGGCGGGTCATATGTTTTTGATCGTTTTATTGCACCTTTGAAGCCGGTCGCGGATTGAATCTCCGCCTTGTCCGCCATCCAATGGGACGGGTCTCTATTCGGATCGCCCATAATCTGCGTAACCATAGCGTGTGGGTCGACTGCATAGCGATAGAGACCCTTTTCGTCGCAATCTTTCGCGTTTCCAAAGTACAACAGCCGCACTTCGCTCTCGTGCTTAAAGGCGCTTCGCTTCAGGAGAAGATTGCGTGCAAATCCTACGGCCGATATCGATAATCGTCCTCGTGCACTTACGTATGCTTTGAGTTCCGCCTCTGTGTGGTATGCCACCTTACCGAGAAAGCACGTGTCCTGCGGCATTACTGCGTGAGCATCAGCCAACGCCGCAAGAAGCTTGCGTGGGGTGGATCGGATACGGAGGAATCGCTGATTGCGATCATTGGCGTATATACCCCACATGGCTTCAGATAGATAATCCCGTGTCCAGCATTGACCTACGAAGTCGTTTTTGAAGCTGAACTCAAACCTCTTACCATCCAGAACGCCGCCTAACGCCAATTGAAAATTCTCAAACTTATCTTTCCAGTTGTGCACTTGGCTGAGCACGTTTTTTTTATCTTTAAACAGGCTAATTACATGCTCCTGCTTCATTATGCGATATATCGGCCTGTCTAGTTCACTGTCGGTCAAATTCAGAAAGTTTAATTTTGTCACATCGGCCCCCATGCCTGGTGAACTATTTGTTTTCAGAATTTGAATAATTGTCAATGCTAGGTAGGTTAGGAATTCAAACCTGTGCGGTCATACTTCTGTCGTTGCTGCCGTCCCTGACCTAAGACCTATGATCCATTTCCACCCCTCGTATTTATCACCTGTTTGGCGGATATGAGTGTATCGCTTAAGTGAATTCCACGAACGGTGGCCTGAAACCATCGCTACGTGCGGTATATTCCAGCCCATTTCAAACAGGCGTGAAATTCCTTCATGTCTGAGATCATGAAAATGAAGGTCTTCAATTTCGAGAAACTGACACGCTTTGGTAAACCGCGCGCTTACCGTCTTCGAATTGAAGGGAAAAATGGTGTCTTTCTTCTTTGGCATCGCTTCAATGACGGCTACAGCCTCATCAGTCAGATCGCACCAAACGTCATTCCCTAGCTTCTCGCCGGGGTTTTTCATGTCTCTTACAAGCACCCGCTTGTGGTCTCTCTCATAATCTTCCCATTTGATTCGGCATATTTCTTCCTGTCGTCGGGTCGAGAAGAGGGCGAATAGGATTGTTTTGCACATCGGCATGTGTTGCCGCACGCGGGTCTCGCGGTCTGTGAAATAGGTCAGGATCTTATCAAGTTCCGCCAGTGTAGGGCGGCGGCTGCGTTGTTTTGATCGTGTAATCAAGCCTAAGCGCTTCATTACAAGCTGAGCGTCCACCATTGCCTGTTGATCCAGTGGCAAACCCCATGCGGGGCGTGCCAACGCAAAGACGGATGCAAGGTGTGAAATCCAGTTGCCTACCGTTTGTGGTTCACGACCGTCATTCAAATCTTCTGCAAATTTTACGATGTCTTGGCTGGATATGGATGAGCATTCTTTGTCAGCGATAGGAAATGCTTTGATAGCATTCAGGACTTGGCCCTTGGTGCGACCTATCTCTTTAATGCTCGTCTCAACGTACTTATCTATAGCGTCAGATAGCTTGCTCGAAGGGCGGCGAGGTCGCCCCATCTGGGTGGCATCCTTTTTCAGTTCCGCCTCTCGCTTTTTGATCCAAGCAGTGGCGGAAGCTTTTCTGTCGAACGTACGCGATTCTCGATGCACAACTTTGCCATCACTTTTCAGGAGGATTTGTGCTAGGTACGCAATTGATCCGTTCGCTCGCGGGCGTTCAATAATGGTCCCCAT